AGTGGGAATACTAGTGGTTGTGGTTTGTTACCTGAGAGTGGTGCTGTTGCCATTATTTTGTTGCCTTATTAACGTTACTGATTGTTTCTGATAGGACTGCGCTTGTATATGATTCACGACGGTCAGTTAGAGTACCACCTAGGGTAGCCATGTCTGCAACAACAGCTACAGGTAAGGTGACCACATTAACTACTGCTTTTAATAGACTTGAAAACATTTATTTTCCTTAATTGGTTTGCTGGGTATTTAACTTGCTCATAGAGATACTAGCTTACGGCCACCAAATTTATCTTCTACAATCTTTGTACCCGGAACATATGTAATTGCTTCAGCTAACGAGTAGCTACCATCAGGGTTTACTTGTTGGGTGGTTACCTGAATAACACATCCAGAAGGAACTTGCATAGCCTTAGTGCTTTTCATCCAGCCCTCGGCTACTGATGATGCTTTGCTAAGAAGTTGAAACGTATCGCCATTACCAAAGACAACAATGTCTTTAACATTCACTTTAGCGCCATTGATGTCGGTGTTGCCTAATGATTTTGTTGCCATTATTTATTTTCCTTAATTGGTTGTACTGGTTTCTTCCCAAAGATAGCGTCATAGTTATCTTGGTATTGCTTTTCGTCTGTAGGGCGACGGCCAGATCCTTTACTCAAAAGAAATCCCATACTCATCTAGAAGTTGTTTATCTCGAAACATTTCTTCTGCTAGTAGGTAGCCCTCAAAGGGCCAGACATTCTTTAGGGCATCTTCATAAGCGTACTTTTCACCTAAGAATTGATTGTATTCTGTTGGATCAACACAACTACTCTTACCCTCAATACTAAACCCATTCTCCATAATCAACTGACAAAGGGTTGTCTGACCATTAGGCAGTAGGGTGTAGGTTGTACTCTGGATCTTGTCGAAGATCCCTTGCATAGTTACTTTCATATTTCCTTAAATCAGTGAGTAGCCGTTAACAAATTGTTCATTAGGTGACCAGCTAATATAACCCTTAAAGTCAGGGTGATTAGGTTTACCACCATCAGTGTATTCCACTAAGTACCCCTCATCAAGAGGGTCTTCATCAGTAGGCACAATCCACCCTCGTAGGTCATTGTAGTCACCACGGTTCATTGGTTCAGCATTAACTATTTTGTTACAAATATAAGACTTCATAATTCTCCTTGTGTTCCTATTAGGTACCGGCTACTCAAGCTAACCAGCGACTCGCCAACCATGCTTGCTGACTCTTATAGGTGTTTATAACGTCCTCCTCTTGCTCATGAGACAACACCGGATGGGGGTAGGCATCCCGGATGATTTGTGCTTGCTCGTTGCGATCCTCTAGATGCGCCAAGTGTCGGGCTGTTGTATCTTCCATTGTATCTTTCATATGGTGGTAGTCAAGCTAATAAATGCAGAGCTATTTAATATATCTCTGGGAGAAAGTAAGAACCATTCTCCTTGATGGTGGTTACTGGCGTATAGTGTATGTAGCTTAGGCTCCATATGCCCGAAGCCTATACCATGATACTCCAGTATAATAGGGTAAGGGTTACCTACCTTCATAGTGTTTAATCGTTTAACTATATTATCAGTACTACCTATCTTAATATATTCTCCACAAGATACTATATAAAGATTAGGTTTAACTTGGGCATCTAATCCTTTACGCCCATTAATCTTAGCAGAACAACTAGTGCATTGAGTGGATTTGTTATTAACTAAATCAAACTTTCTTATAAAGCCTGTTTGACCGCAATCACACACACAATAGTATGTGTTCTTAATTAATAACATAGCACTAACTACAGTCCACTTATTAAACTTTTGGTTTACCATTAGCTAATGTATCCCATGACCAGTCACCATGCATACCATTAACAGAGTATTCAGTGACTCGCTTCTCAAAGAAGTTGTCATGTGATACACCATTAAGAATCCAATCCAACCATGTCAAAGGATTTTCTTTAACTTGGAAATTAGTTTTAAGACCTAGTTGTAGTAGACGACGGTCAGTAATGTACTTGATGTATGTCTTTACTTCTTCAGCAGTGATACCCTCAATCTTGTAGTTCTGGAATGCCAGATCAATGAAGCGTTCTTCTAATGCAACCACATCACGAGCCATCTGGTAGATCTTAGCTTTGAATTCATCATTGACAATCTTAGGGTGCTCTTGGCAGAACTCCCTGAATAGCCGTGAGTTACCTTCCACATGGATTGTTTCATCACGGATAGACCATTCAACTACAGTACCCATACCCTTCATCTTACCGAAGCGTTGTAGGTTAAGCAGCATAACGAATGAAGCAAACAAGGATACACCCTCATTGAGTACAGACTTAGCCAAAGCTAGTGCGAGTCCTGCATGGGTAGAATTGTCTGATGCAGCCATGAAGTCAATCTTGTCTGACATCTCAGTGTACTCAAGGAACTTATGGAACTCCTCATCAGGTAGACCTAGCGTGTCATTCAACAAAGCATAAGCGCGTTGGTGTGTACCCTCACGAGTAGCAAATGAACCAAGCATAACCCGTACTTCATTGTTCTTGAATTTAGGGATCAAATAGTCGTAGTAGTTTTGACCCACTTGCACATCACCTTGCGTGAACAAACGCAAGATGTTTGTGATGAAATCTTTCTCCTCTGCGGATAGCTTAATCTTCCAGTCGTTGATATCCTCTGAGAGATCTGCTTCATCTTCTGTCCAGTGAATTTCCTCATGTTTCTTTGTAATCTCGACCGCCCACTCATGATTGAATGGCTTATATGTTTTAGAAAAGTTTAGTAGTGAACTCATTAAATTACCTTATATTTTATTGACCAGCCTTGATGGGTTTTAAATGCGCCGCGTAGTATTGCGAAGAAGCAATCTGCACGCAGCCCATTTTCTCGGCACCATGTTTTCAAACCCCTAATTTCTTGTTCCACCCCATTTGGGTTAGTAACTATGTAGCTCTTCTTTTTCTTATCTGTATTCTTTATTGCAGTATCTTTGTCCTTCATAGGGTTGTTGGCAGTCATTCTAGCAGATAGGTTTATCTTTTCTTGTTCAGTAAGGGGTCTAGGCAACTTGTTCCTTATTTTACAAAGCCAATCGTTATATTTTTCAGGAGGTACACACCATCCACCAACGCCTCCAGCCGTAATATTAGTTAGGCTCCCTGTGTTTATAACGCGTCTACCTATCATTTCAATAACCAATTCTTCTAGTTCTAGTGCGTCATTACCTGTTAAAGAATCTATTAAGATCCTTACAGTAAACCCTTTACAAGCAACCTTGGCCCAGAAAGGGTTTCTTTCTTCAGATGACCACGCCCTTTTATGCTTACCTTTACCTACATAGAATGGTATTCCCTTTAATGTATAATGGATGTACACATAGTAGTCATCCTGAGCAGCTTTCGCATTCGTCATTATTATCTCCTAGTAGTTCTTCTCTAATAGGTACCGACTCAACCTTCGCATGCAGGCTCTCAGTTTTTAACTCAGCATATAACTCATTAAAACCACCAACATAGATACCATATAGGTAGATCTGCGGTACTGTTCGGACATCAGGTCTTCCGGTAATTTCAGCTGCAGTCTTTCCTGTTGTAGTGATATCAATGTATTCGTATGGGATTCCTTTAGAGTCGAGTAGTGCCTTAGCATTCGTGCAGTAAGGGCAGTTTGGTTTCCCATAAATGATTGTGTCTTTAGTTTCAGTTAGTTTATTTTCTTCAACCTTCTTAGATACATCTTCAGCACGTTGTTTAGCTTCGGTACGTAGGTAGTATAAACCCTTGAGACCCTTAGCCCATGCATCATAGTGAACCTTGTTTACTGTGTCTCGATCTGAGTCAGCAGGAAAGAACAAGTTAACAGACTGACCTTGGCAGATATGTTCTTGCCGATCAGACGCATGAGTAACAATCCATGATTGATTAAGCTCAAAGGAAGTCTTGAATACTAGCTTATCCTTATCCGAAATAAACGGTAGATGAGCTACGGATCCTCGGTTAGTAATGATTGACTGCCATACCGCATCAGTGTCTTGCCCTAGTTCAATGAGTAGTAATTTAAGGTACTTACTCTTAACTAAGAATGAACCAGCCCGTGTACGATGGGTATACGCATTAGCTTTGTTTGGCTCACAGCTGGGTGATGTACTGAGCACAATGCCTGATGAGGCATTAGGAGCAATAGCCATTAGATGTGAGTTACGCTTACCACTACCCTTCATATCAGGGGCTTCACCACGTTCAATACCCATAGCTAGTGTTGCCTTGGCAGCATTAGTCTTAATGTTCCTGAACATGTGCATGTTAGTGATACGTGCTTTCTCAGACTCAAATGGAATACCTTTGCTCTGTAGATACTCATGGAAACCCATAGCACCAAGACCTAATGAACGTTCTTGGATAGCAGAGAACTTAGCCCTTGCTAATACACTAGGTGCATTCTCGATGAAGTATTCCAGCACGTTGTCTAGCATAGTGATCAGGTCAAATACCATACTTGTATTCTTCCACTCGTCATACAGCTCAAGGTTCACTGATGACAAGCAGCATACGGCAGTACGATCCTCTGAGGTAGGTAGGTGGATTTCATTACACAGATTAGATCCGTGGATCTTTAGTCCTTTATCTTTGAGTTCTTTTGGTAGTGCTTCATTAGCAGTATCAATGAAGTTTAAATACGGTTCACCAGTACGAAAGCGAGTTTCTAATAGCTTAGCCCACACAGTACGTGCGTCTAGGAACTCACCTGTACTACCAAGCTTAGGATCAATAAGCTCATAGTTACTGCCAGAGCCAACAGCATCCATGAAATTATTTGGGATGTTAACCGC